TGTATATGAAATCCGAATACGCTTGTAGCAAACTTTCTAAAGCAAGGAGAAAGAAACTGTGACCGACAAAGTAAGACCAATCGATTTAGCCGCAAGATGGGGTGTGAAGAAGCAATATATCAACACGCTACTCACACAAGGGATGCCCATTGACTCCATCGAGTCTGCGGAGGCGTGGTATAATGCCCGACGATCCTCTGGGGCAATCAGTATCACCGCCGACAAAGATTTCAGCGAGACGGTGGAACGCCAACGTGAATTGAAGGCACTCGCATACAGACAGTATCTTGACGACCTCCGTAACAATTCGCCGGAAGCCAGTAAGTCTTACGCAACCTACGACAAGCTGGTAAAGACTTTGGTCACACTCGAAAAGGAACTTCAAGCCCGCCAAGTAGCCAGTCGAGAATACATCCGAACCCAAACCGCCATAGAACGCTTTGGAAGGGTGCTTGCACAGGTGCGTGAGGAGTTAAGCCAACTTGGGTCTAAAATCGCCTCCAGAGCCAACCCAGACAATCCTGGCAGGGCAATGAAAGCCATCGATGAGGAAGTCAAACGA